GAGCATCAATCTGCTAATCTCTAAGGATGCCTCAGCAAGGGTGTTTTGCTTTGACGTATCCTTTACGCTGTCCACAAGCGTTTGCGCTGCTTTAAGCTGGTCTTTCCTGATATCAGTATCGACTGTCATTTTCTCTGTAATGAGTTTAAGCTGTTCGTTCATCTCACTCTCAATCATTACGCTGCTTTGGCTCAACTCCCTAACCTTCGTATCTCTACCGCCAAAGGCTAACGCACCTCCTCCAACAGCACCTAAGCCCATGGCACCTGCCCCGACTTTGCCGGCGGTGGTCATTTGCAGGGGTGTCCCTGCCTTAACAGCGTTGGCAAGAGTGCTTGCCTTGGTTCCCGGACCTGGCACAAATTTAGCCCCTCTCAAAAACCCCTTCGACATACCAGCAGTTTTAATCGCGTTGGTAAGTCCCCCTACTTTGCCCAGGAAGCCGACCAGTCTAATAATGGGACTTACAATCATTACCAGAAACCCCATCAGACTAACTACGACTCCTATCATTGCAATGCCATGACCAAGTGTGTCAAGTGTGGTTGATACACCCATCATTACCTCCATCCCTCGTTTTTGAAGGTCATAGGTGGCTACTTGCCACGCTTGCTCGAAACTTAATGAAGTTACTTGCCTAGCTTGCGCTTCCATGTTCGTCTTAAACCCATCCCTACTTAGTTGGAACATTTGCTCCGCGAGTAGCAAATTATCTGCAGAGAATTGGTGAGACTTTTCAAAGGCTTCAAGTACGATTGGACCCACCCCGACTCCACCAATCCTGTTACTACCTTCTTGCAGGGCGTTCATAACTTGGTGAATAACGTCACCCGGGCTCATGCTTTGCTTAAATGTAGAGCCAAGCATCATGGATTTCATAAACCCTGCTTGTCCTGATGTGAGGCTGGTAACAAAGTCTGTGAGAGGTGTTAGTAGCTCCTGTCTACCGCCTGACATAATCATCACCGCTGACTGAATCGACTCCATGGTTTGTTGTCCAAATGCCGCTTTTGATTTTACAAGGTCCTTAGCCATACTATCCATTGCAGTAACCAAAGCGTCCATGTGTATACCAAATTGTACCGCTGTGTCTGCCATGCTCTTTGCAAGAGCTAAAGAAGATTCCTCCGACATACCCAATACTTGAGTATTGAAAGCTATATTTTTCAGGAGTGCCCTTGTCGATAAACCTAAAACCCTCATCTGAGTGGCTAACTTAAGAACAGGACCCTGAAACCGGGTTAGTCCGGTTTCTACTAAATCCTGCATAGCGTTCACTACTTGTGTCTGGGTAGCGCCCCACTTTTTGCCGGTCTCCAGTACTGCGCTTGACATCTGGCTAGAAGCCATACCGGCTTGGGCGAGCGACTGCACTAATTTATGAGTGTTATCCTTAACGTTTCCCATGACCCCGTGAAGACTGACCATACCCTTAATAACGCCGGACATCTTGTGCTTGTTAAGGTTTGCCAAACGAGCTAAGGTATTGTTCTGGTCGAGGAGTCTTCTCCTCTGCTTACCTATGTTTGCGGTGTCACTCGCAGTTGATTTAGTTTCGGCTGTCCGGGATTCAGAGCTTTTGCGTACCTCTACCGTCAACGCGGTAATAGCGTCTAGTAGGTCTTCTGACTGTTGATTGGGGTTTTGTGCCATGCGTTATGATAAGATGGGAGGGGTACCTACCTTATGTAGGGCACGAACGTTTCTTACATAATATGTCCTGACGCAGCAATCAGGGTCTTGGGAGGCATACGCTTTAATGTCGTCATAGCTGACAGAGCCCACAGGTAAATCCCCAAATTCCCTAATGATTTCGTCTCGAGCCCCTGCACTTAAAGTCTTCAGATTTACCCCTGTGAAATATCTGTTCCCATTTTTTGACGTCCATCTTTTGGAAATCATTATTATGAAAGGATTAGGGTCTCGAGCAGCTTTTGCTCGGTAATGAAAAACGAATAAACAGCCTGTTTTAAGGGTATCAAGCTTCTGGGTCGTACCCAGGAAGTAAGTATTTAATTTTTTTACCATTTTTATCGTCAGAATTGAAATCTGTTTTACTATATTATATATAAAATATAATCTATGGAAGACCAAATAATCTTAAACGAGTTTCTGGAACAAGTAAACTACTGTCTGTCTTTAAAGTTTAAAGAAAAATGGAGATACCGATTCAGTAATCACTTTATAGGTATATTTCAAGAAAAGGTTTTAAACTCTCTTAATACTCAAAGACCTTTAAAATTGTCTTCCTTAACCTCTGTATATATCAAGAAGCACAAGTATGCACCATCAGAAGTTAGAGAATTCTTCAGAATAATATCGATTGAGGATTATTATCCTCTCGTATACGAAGACAAGAAGTTTATAGAGCAGAAAGCTGTACTGTTTAAACGTTAAACTTCTTTCGAGGCTTCTTGTTTTTCAGAGCTTTATCATACTCAGCTAAGTGAGTGATAGGATTCTGCTTAGGGCACATACCCTTGTAACCGCACCAGTCACAGAACTGGTTTACTTGCGGAAAGAACTCATTCTTTTTTTTCTTCCTAATCTCCCAAATCTTCTGTGTCAGCTTCCTCATATACATCTGTACATGTGCCTCAGAAAATTTAAGGTGCACCAATTTATCTAGGTGGGGGTAGTAATGGGCTAACGTTACAGACGCAATAGGGACAGTATACAGTCTAGAAATTGCATACGCGTAAAGCAGCATTTGAGGGTCTTTCATTAAGTCTCGCTTAGTAGAAGGTCTCTTACTGGTTTTATAGTCGATGACGAGGTAGTTTCCGTCTTCACCCCTTACGACACGGTCGATGATTCCATTGACAGCATACCCCTGTTTAACTTCAACAGCGAAGAACTGCTCCGTGGATACCTGTTCACAACCTGATAAAGAGTTATTGAAAGCAAGAAAATTGGTTATACATTTTTCTATCTTTTTTTCCCGCTCTTTATCGAAGGTGTAATTCCCTCGAAGCGACTCCGCTATCTGATATAAGTCCTCTTCCGTGGTAGCCTTAACGCCGTCCTCGAAAACCTTATGGATATATGACCCGAACTGTAGAGCGTCGGTATTGGTAGACTTTTCTTGTAAATAATCAATATATTTGAATTTATACTTCAATTTACAGTCGTCGTAGACTTTAATCTTACTGGGTGAAACCTTATTAATAAACATGCATGTACCTCCAACTATCATTAAAGACTATTTGTCCGAGAAATTCGCACAAAATTTCAGCGAATCTGGACGTGAAATGCGTGTAAACTCCATTTTTGCTGATGACAACAAGCAGAAGCTGTATGTTAACTTAGACACTGGGTTATGGACTGACTTTAAATCTGGTGAAAAAGGAAACTTCTTCCAGTTGATTTCTCATATAGAAAATGTCCCTTACAACTCTGCGCGCGCTTACATAAAAAGACTGGCTTTCGATGCTGGCGCAAACCTGTTCGATGTATCTACCCTTAATGTCGAGAACAAAGCTATTGAAGTAAGTCGGACAGTCGCAGGAGACCTCAAGGATTTTCTCAAAGTTAATCCTAAAAAAGATTATAACTCCACGAATCATTTGAAGAGGTTGGCAGCTAAGTTTGCTATCTCTCGTAAATTAAGCTCTTTTGATTTTTTCGTCGGAAAAAACGGTCGTTACCATCAACGCATTATTATCCCCTACATGGATGGTAAGAAGCCTTTCTACTTTCAAGCTAGAACTCTAGCAAACCGTGACCCTAAATATTTAAATCCTAGCAAAGGTCTGTATGGAATTAAGACCTCAGAAATCTTATATCCTTACAATACCTCTATGGAATATGTGATGGTAACCGAAGGTCCTTTGGATGCCATGACGCTTCGAGCCGCAGGCTTTAACGCCACATGCACCCAAGGTTGTAAGATGTCCACGGTGCAGGCTAAGGAGCTTAAAGGGAAGAGGGTTATCATCGCCTACGATAATGACGAAAGCGGACGAGAGGGCTTCGCTGAGGCTAAGAAGAGACTTCTGACCCAACGCAATAAAAACCTGTACAGTCTCTGCCCTCCCAAGGAGTTTAAAGATTGGAATGACTATTGGGTAGCCTCCGAAAGGAAGGATTTTGAAGCCTATGTTTACTCCCACATCTTCAAAGCGGACTGGGAGTTAGATATTAACGAACTATTAGCTTAAACCGCGGGCTTAGGATTGTTTCATCAAGAAGATTATACCTGACTTGAACTTCGTAGACCCCTGTAGGTCCCCCCAAGTTTTCGTCACCGTAGAAAGTAGTGATGTTAGCCGTATCCCATAGGAAAGACATAGTTCCGTGAGCATTCAGCTTTACCCCTGAGGTAATAAACCCTCCGACTTGCCCGGTTCCTGTAACCTGTACACGAGATGTAATTCCAGGAGTTTCATTAATTTTGGTGATACTAATTTCGGGGTTTTGCACTAAAGCCCCTGTTTCCATAAGGTTACGT